TCAGGTCGATTGTTCACCAAACCGCTCTTGCTGTGCCGAGATTTGTGACGGGCCAGCCTTGGCCGCAGCGGCTTCCTCCGGCGTCAGGAACGCGAGGTATCCCTCCGTCGTCGTGATGCTCTTATGGTTAAGGTGCTGTTGCAGGGCGTAGATATTGCCGCCGTTTTTTAAATACCATACCGCGTAGAAGTGGCGGAGGTGATGGAACGTGAAGGGGCGGAACTCGCGGCCTTCTTTCTGTGCCGCCTTTTGTGCCGACTTGACCAGTTCGTTAAATCGCGCCGCGACGTTCCGGTACGGCTCGCCGTTGCCGTGCCAGAACAGCCATTTTCCGGTCAGGTGCGCCGGGATCGCACTCATGACCGCCCAGGCGGCGTCTGGCAGGCTGATGGTGCGTTCCTGGTTGCCCTTGCGGCGGATCGTCAGCTGCCGGCGCTCGCGATCCAGACGCCGCCGCTCTGCCTTGGCGAGCTCGTCCTGCCGGCACCCGGAGTCTCGAGCGGCATGGATCATCCTCGCGAAGTTTCCCGGCGCGCGGCCGATGACATAGGCGATGTCCTCGGCAAGCGGCAATACGATCGGCTCCCGGCGCTCCTTCAGCTTGCGCTGGCGCCGCTCCGCCGGGTTGCTTTCGTCGTCGCCGCGCCAGCCCTCGTCGATCGCGAACTCGATGATCGATGACAGCGCCGTCAGATCCCTGCGGATTGTTGCCGTGGTGACGCCCTGGGCGCGGCGCTCGCGGACGATGGTGGAAACCACCTCCTTGTCGATCTCGTCGATGAAGAGCGGTTTTAGCCACGGCTCGAGCTGTCCGAGCGATACGGCATAGCGCCGGGCCGTACTCTCGCCGACCTGAGTTGCGATATGCGGCGTCCACGCCGTGAACACCTCGATGTAGCTTTTGCGATCTTCGCCGAATTTGGCGATGCCTACCTCGCGCCGGCGCCATGCCTTGGCGCGTTTCCGCGCAACCTTTTCATTGCTTGTCGATAGGCTTCCTCGGAACTCGCGGCCGTCGACCTGAAACCGCGCCCATTTGATGCCGTTGCGGTCGTAGACGTTGGTGGCCTTGCGGCCGTCGTCCTCGTCGTCTCGATCTCGTCGTCGCGGCACGGTTTAGCCTCCTGCCGTTTCAGCCAGGCGCGCAGCTTGGCTTCGTCGAAGGTCCAGCACTTGAACGGTTTTGCCGCGCCCTCGATGTCGCCCCGCGCCGCCGCAGCCTGCAGCGTGCGCTCGGTTTCCCCGGTGATGGCAACCGCCCGGGGCATTTTGATGCGTTCTGAGGCGCTGGCAAGGGGCTGGCGGGGCATTATAAACGGTTCTCACCGGCCTTGGGTCGAGGGGGTGGTGGGGCATCGAGTAGAGCGCGGACGGTGTCCATCTTCTTGAGCAGGTCACCTATCAACGGTGCCGTGTCCGCATAAACATGCGGCATATCCTTGAGATATCGTCTGATCTCGGCGGCGGCATCGGAGAGGGTGTCGGAAATCATTGCAGTCGTACCTCGTTTAAGCCTGCGCAAATTTGCGCACCCTTCATTTCAGTGTTTCGACATGCGCGAGACGGCGTTCCAGTTCTTCAACGCGTTGCTCCACCAGATGACCGCGGCGCCTAGCCGAGAACCAAGGCCACTTAACGGGGCCGCGCCATTCGAGGCCGCTGTCCGGCGCCGGAGGTGGATTGAACCGTTTCATTTCAGCGTCTGCGCCCCGCCATGATGGTCGCCGACATCGAAACACATTGCAGCCGGCGAGCCGCAGGCGGAGAAGATCGCATTACCACGGATGCGGATGTGGCCGATCGGTGGGGTGGAGTCGACGATGGTTTCGAACTTCACCTTCTCGCGTTTGCGCGCGATGGCGGCGTTCATGGCCTTCACAAAGGCGTCGTTCGCGGAGAGATTTTCGGAGCGCCTAACCTTGTCCGAGTAGAGGACGGCGGTTTCGAAATCGTCGTCGGACAGTGGTGTGTTTTGTCCCATGTCGCGCTAGCCCCTCTCTACAGTATCGAGCATGGCGTCTATCGTGATCATCTCACGGCCGCACTGCGTCCAAAGCTGATCATCCCAAGTCAGTTCGTGAACGATGATCTGTGTAGTAGGCGGGAGCTGCGCGACACACTCGCGGACAAATTCCCAAAGGTGTTTCGACGTGAGGAACGGGCCTTTGCCGTTCGCTATTTTGCCGGGCTCGATTAGCGTGACGAAGGCGCGCTGAACGGACAGGCCTCCACCGTAGCGCTCGCATTCCGCTTGGTTCTTGTGATCGGTCATGCGCGACCACGCTCCGCAATCGCCGTAAAAACCACAGCCCGCATCGCGACCAGGTCGCCGCGCTGCGCGTACAGCTTCTCGCAGACGATCAAGGGCGAGATGCCGAGCCGGTACCAGAATTGCGCCTCGCCGTGATTATGTTGCGCGGTCGTCAGGATGCGATGATCGTCGCCGCAAAGCGAGAGCGCCCATTTGTCCGGCGGCGTCTTGCCCATCCCTGAGGCCTTGCGGAAAGCGGCCGATGCCATCCGGACGTGTGCGGCCTCATAGCACGGGTCCATGCCGCAGCTGAGGCAGGGGCAGTGCCGGACCATCACAAGGTAGTCAGGATCCCGCTCGGCCTCGATCGCGCGCGGCCGTGGTGCTGGCGCGTCGAAGCGTTTCAGCAGCGAACCGGGCGGCGCGTAATGGGTGAGGCGTTGCGGGCGGGGCAGGGTCATGCTGCGCGTCCCGGCATGCCGTTGTATACGATGCCATCGAGGGAACGGCCGGCGCGATGCTTGCCGCGGTTGAACATGAAAATTCCGGGACCGCCGTGCGCTTCCGCGTGTCCGTTGCCGACTGTGCCGTCTGGCCACGCAACCATTGAGCCGCGTAGAGCACTGCCATCCGGTTGATCTGGCATCCAACTGCCCCATTGCTTGAAGAAGAACTTCACGCCGGCGGCTTCGCACTGCACCTGCAGCGATCTTGCCCAGTCCGGATGCATCGGTCGGGCATCGGGGCCGCTCTCGCCGCCTACCATGATCCAGTCGAGTTTGTTGCTGGCCTGGACGGGAAAATTAGCCCGATCATAAATCGAGCCGATCAGCGCGTCGCACTGTGCCGATCCTTCCCCTGGAAAGGCTGGGTGATCACACCTGAAGCGCGTCAAGTTGATCGGCCCAATCAACGGCTCGGCGCTGATGAACCGAATTGCAGCCGGCGTTTGTAGCAGCAGCGGAATCCGCTCGTCGGCCTCCTGTTGGCGTTCGGTCGAAACGCCAAGCCAGACGTTGGGGAGAGGCCATGTTGGAAAATTATGGTAGCCGTTTTTCTTAAGCATCAGCGCGGCTTGATCTGAAATCTGTCCGCTGATGCCCCGTCTAGAACAATAATCCAGCATGCGGGCAGGGCGCTTCGTCAACACTTGGTAGATATGGTGAGGTGTCAGCGCCATGACGGCGAATACGGGATCAATCCATTCGTCCGGGCAATCTTCATGAAAGAGATCGCCCATCGAATTGACGAAATACGTCGTCGGCTTCTTCCGCTTCAAGGGCGCGAGCAGGACGTTGTTGCCGGCCATCGCCAGCTTGCCGGTCCAAACCGCGTGGCCGTTCACCTTTTTGGTTGTGCCGTCATATTGCGGGGACTGCGGCGACTTGCCTTCGGCGACGAGGGCGGCATTGATGGCTTCGATCCGCGCCGCCATCGGCATGGCATAGCAGTTGGTACACCCGTGGGATTTCAGCGAACAACCGACGATCGGATTCCACGTCTCTTCCGTCCATTCGATCGCGGATTTGCTCACGAGCTCGCCTCAAATCGTTTTGCGGCTGCGATCGCTTCGCGGCGAGTGCCAAAGCCGCCGAACGGCAAGTTCCCGCCGGCAACAATCTTGCCGTTTATTGTCGGCATCCAGCGCTTCTTCTTGTCAGGCGAAAGTAGGCGGGCTACCGCCGAGCATCTGTCGCGTACCTGTTTCGTTGCCTTCCTTATCGGGGTGCGCTGATCGTCAATGACGAACCGGTCTGCAACGATGGCGACGAAAAGGGGGTCTGTGACCTTAAGCATTTCCTGTCCATCGAGCGTTTCGAGAATGACCCCGATGCGTTTCACGACTTTGCCATCTCCTCTGCCACGATGTCCTGCATCGCCACCTGGCGCGCGTCATCGATCAGCATGACGATGTCCGCCATGGCGTGGCCACAGATGCGCAACGTTCGCATCGCCGCTACTTCGCTGTTCGCGGTCCCGGGCGCGCGGATCAGGTCGTTAGCCATCCGCTCGACAAGGAGCGTGCGCCAGGTCTTGGTATCGACCAAGGGACCGTCGACCAGCCGAATGTGCGTGACGCCGCTCATTGCCAGAACACCTTCGCGCAGTGGCAGCAAACGATCTCGCGGCAGGTTGCGATCGGATCATGACCAGCCGGGTTGAGGCAGTCGTGGTCGACGCCGAAGGGGTCTACCGGCGTACAGGTCAGCAAGGGCGCTGCGGCATCCAGCACGATGACGGGCACTGTGGTGCGTTCGTAGACCTCAAGCACGGGCATGATTCAGTCCTCTGCTTTCGGTTCGAGCGCAGTATTCGCGCGGTCGAGGATTTGCGCGATGGTCTGCGGCGCAAAGCCTTCCCATTTGCCGGTGAACCTGACGCAATGCGTCTCGCCGGCCGGCAACAGCTTGGCGACGCATTGCAAGGCGGCGGCGGTCAGTTGCAGCGTTTCGAAAATTTGCGGCGCCGCGTCAGCTAGGCGCTGATGCTTCGCCGCAATCTCGGCGATGTGCGGCGGGTCCGGTTCAAGCTCCAATACGACATGGTGCGGCGGAGGCTCGCCCGCCGTGTGGTGCACGACCGTAAAGCCGCAGAATTCTTCACCAAGATAGATGTCCACGTCGGCATCCAGCGGCATGGCCTGCAGCTGTGTGATGAGGTCGCTTACCTTCATCGACGTTGCTCCGAAAACACTTCACGCATCGCCTTTTGCGCGGCTTCGCAGCCGGATATGTCGTTGCGTAAGAGGGCTTCCTTGATCGCGATCGCGTAAGGACGGCGCGCTTCGATCTCGGCGCGCAGTTCGACGGCAGTGCCGGTGAAAACCTCGGTTTGGTTGCGGTGTCTCATGCGAACACGCTCCTTCTAGTTGCCGCAGACGAAGTCGCAGCACGATTGATCGGGCTTGCAGTAGGGAGCATTCGGGAACTGTTCGGTCGGACCGCCGCGCGTCGGCGCCTCGGAGAATGCCGCTAAGGTTTTCCGGCAGAACTCGCGGACCCATTCCTCGCAAGCGCGCTTGGCGTCGTCGGATGAGGCAAAGTGGCCGCGTTGCTCAATCGTGTCGCCGCCGTAGATGCCGCCGGCTGATACGTGCCAAACCCAACCGCAGTTGCGGTCGCGCTGATCCGTGATGGCAAGGCTCAGCGCGCCCGTTTCAAGCTCAAATCCGTCGGGACGATGTTGCACCCATCCGCTCATGCGAACACGTTCCTTCCCCCGGACCACGACATCTGCGCGCGAGTGCCGTTGAACCGCTGGCGGGTGCGGCGTGCGAGTTCTTCGGCGCTCCTGAGTTGCGTGCGCTCTTCCGGCGTCAGCCGGTCGGTCCACTCAAGCTTCAAGTGTCCGATGTCGAGCCGCTTCTGGCCTGCGAAGGCCTTCGATACGGTCGCAACCAGAAACCGGCCCCGGTCCATGCTATCAAGCCCCAGCATCGCCTTGGGCACCCACACGGCGCCGACGGCATCGCCATCGGTCGAGACGAGCATGGCCTTGGCCGTCTCGTGGTGCTTGATCAGTAGGATGCAGGTGAATTCAGCGAACACCTTCGGCAGCGTGCGGCGGTCGAAGGACCGGGCTACGCCGGGGGTGAAGGGTACGGCGATCGAGGTGGCAGGGGATTTACGCATGACAGATTCCTTTACGCTGCGGTACGAAGCTTGGCCTCGCGCTGCGCGATCAGCGCGGCGTAGCGGCCGTGGATGCTGGGAACGTCCAGGTAGAGAGGTTCGATGCTGAAAAGGCCGCCGATGGCTCGCCGGACGCTGCCGAGCGTTTCCGCTTCGTCGTCCGTCAGCATGCGCGTTGGCCATCCGCTGACGTAGCGCATGGCCTTGGTCACCCTGGCCTCGACGGCAATCCTCGCGAGCGCGCGGATTTTGCTGTTCTGAAATTCTTCGACGCGGCTAAAGCCCAATAGGTGCGGGGCAACGTCGCCTAGCCACTTGTTGCCTTGAAAGGCAAAGGTGCTCGCGATTTCGAGGCCAACCATTCGGCAATAAAGATCCTGCGATTCCGGGACCGCCGCCGCCGCGACAATATCGGCGGCGCTCGACATGATGCAGAACTTGCAGGACACGCGGGACATGCCGAATTCGGTATAGGCTTCGTGAGGCTGGAGACCGTTTTCGGCGATGAAGTCAAAAACCTCAGGTTCCTGCAAGTCGGCTATCGGCCGCCAATCGGCGTTGCCTGCCGCGTCGAATGCGGCGATCGTGCTCTTTGCTCGCGCGGCGCTTTCCGCCCGGCGAACTCCGGTAACATTGATGAACACGCATTTCTTGAAGCGGCGGCGAAGCTCTGCGCGGATGGGATGCGTCTTAAGCTCCGAAGTGCAGAAGCGCATTGCCGGCGTCGACCACGGCAAAACGAGGCAGACGGTTTCAAGGTTGATGTAGCGGCGCAGGCTGGACTGCCAGCGCGCCTCCCATCGCTCCATCAGGCCGCCAGCCTTGCGGCGCACGACGATAAGTTCCGCGCCCAGATGGGCCGCCAGCTTCTCGCAGACGGGCAGGGAAGCGTCCCATTCGACCATGCCGAGATCGGCGTGCACCAACACGCGCGGACCCGTATGGCCCTTGCTGTCGAGATAGGCGAACGTCGCGAGGGCAGCAGCCTGGCTGTCCTTTCCGCCGGAAACTCCAATGGCAACCGGCGCGCTGGACGCGATCAGTGCGTCAATCTCGGCAGTTGAAGCGGCGGAGGCCATTGAACTGATTCCCGTGAGGTTGTTTCACGGGGAACAGATTAGTTTGCAGTCTGCAAATCAGTCAATAGCAAAGTTTGCAATTTGCAAATAAAAGTTACCTTGGTTTGGCTGGCGCCGTCCGTTTTGGATTTTGGGCCGCCGCCTGCTGTGCCTTTTGGGCTTCGATGGCTTCGCAGGCGGCTATGTGTTCGGATCGAGGCCGAAGTAGATACCCACGATCGCCCATGCAGGCGTTGCCGGTGTTTCTACTGATATTGCCCGCGGTCACACCCTGGTTGATGCCGGCCGCGATACCTCCCGCAAGTCCGTAGCCTCCCGGCATGTTCGCCGTACCGGCTATGGCGGCTGCTTGGGCCTGCGACGAACATGTCTGGCGGGCTAAGTCGAATTCCTGAGTAAGGATGGCGTTACCTTCCGCGCGCTGGCAATCGACGCGGCCCCATACCGGGGGATCCGGCGGCGGGTCCGAAGCGGTGCTTGCGCATCCGCACAGCAAAACTGCGGCGCCCAGCGCCGCAAGCCCCCTAACTTGTCGCATTTCCCCTCCGCGCCGCCGAAATATGCCCGGCTATCCAGCCTTACGATTTTGGGACTTTTGGCGGGTTTGAGTGGCCCGCTCTGTATTATCCCGTCCGCTACCAATCTTGGCCATGGTTTGAATGGCACTTTGCTGCAAGTCCCCGAAGAACAGCCAATCGATGGAAATACCGAACTGCCTTCGAATCAGACATGCGGTTTCGAAGGTTAGGGGCCTGGTTCCCGTTTTGAAAAGGTTATAGGTGCTCTTATCAATCCCCAGTTTTGCGGCAAATTCGCTTTGGGTCTTGAAGCCAAGCTCTTTTCTCAGCGATTCCAAGCGTTTCGCAATGACTTCGGGCGGGTCCATCGGGTCCATCATGGGCAAGATGGCACCACATTTTGGATCAAAAGTCGTTTTGCGAGTTGCAAACTCTTGACATGTTTGCATCGTGCAAACTACCGTGTCGCTTATGGTGACATGGGATTCGGTCATTGATGGTCTTTGTGGAGGCTCACCGCCACCCGTCGGCGCGCTTAGCGAAGTCGCTGAGGCGTTGGGCCAGCGTTTGACCAACTTGAGCGGGTGGCGAAGGCGCGGCATTCCCGCCCCACATTGGGCCGGAGTAGTGGCGCTTGCGGCTAAGCGTGGCAGGCCGGATATCACACTCGAATTGTTGGCTAAAATAGCGGCCCGGAAGCTTGAAGTATCGATAGAACTCGAAGAGACCCCGACATGACGCCGCGGGAAGCGCACTATCATTCCCATTCCCAGCCCCTGCTACTAACGCAACGGGGCCAGCCAAGCACATATGTTGGGCAGGCGACACAACCCTGCCGCGACCTGGTAACGGAATGTTTTTTGTCGCACCCCGGGCAAATGTGGGATTTGCTCTTGCTTCGCGTGCCGCGTGGTCATGTTCAAGTTGTGCAACCGTACCAGCGTGAAGTTGCATTACGGACGGGGTGCAAATGGAACGTAGCATGTAGATCGCGCCGGTTGCAACCGGGTGAGGCTTCACGGCAGTTACCGCGCGCCCTGGCACCCCATGATCCGCAACACATGGCCGATGGCCGGACCTGCCGGCTTGCTCTGATCGCAGGTGTAGAGTTCCGGCCACTTCAGCATGACGGCGACCGTCGCTGCGACAAGCAGGGCAAGCAGTATCGCAAGCAGCACCGGATTTTTCATCGGGCGTCCCGTAGCGTTGAGGTTGTGTCATGGGGGAATCAAACGTGCGCAGGCGGCGCCGGTCAAAGGCAATTAAGGAACAACTGTTCCCTAACTCTCGCTTCGGCCGATGCGTCATCGTTCTTGCTGGTGGCATCAAGCCGGCGCAGTGGCTCTCCGAGCGCGTCAAACGTCAGGGCGGCAAGTGCACTGAACGCCACGCCAACCTGCTTATCGAAGGCAAACGCAAGCCGAACGCCCGCGCAGCCCTTGCGGTCTATGCCGAGATCATCGGCTGAGCGCTGGGTTGAAGGCGAGCCGCCTGAATGCGACGGCTCGGCGTGGGACCGGCTGCCGCCGTTGGTGTGGGCGAAATTGTCGGCTGAGGGGAGGGCGGCTTGACGTTACCACCATTCAAAATTCAGGGCGATCTGGATCAATATTTTCCGTGCGCGAAATGCAGCAAGCTCACGCATATCGACGATCTCGACGGCAAACCGGAGCCGCGCTTCAACTGGTTCTTTTACCGGTCACTGTGGCTTTGGTGGACCGGACGGTCTCACGCCGCGTTCGACGATCCCGAAGGCAACACCGATTGGGAACGTCTCGAATGCCGTGAGTGCTACGGCCCCGGATATTCCAGCAACCGGCGCGCCGCATGACGCTCCTCGAATTCCTTAACGCCATCTCTCCTGTGCTGTTTGGTCTGGCCGCGGCGCTCTTTGTAGCGACGGTAACGATCCGGCCCATGCAACCTGTTCGCGCCAGAAACGAAACACGCGAGGTCCGCCGGCAGTAGCCGAACCGCCTCGCATCCAGTTCCAGTTGCTTATCCCAGCGTTTTTAGCCTTCGCGCGCGTCCGGTCATTTCCGGACGTGAGAACTCTTGTCTTAAAAACCGGAGCATCTTTCCGATGCCGCTTGCAATCGACCTGGACGGAGTGGCGGACATCTTCGGCGATCTGCAGCTCAACCTGCTGCCCGTGTTGGTGGCGGTCGCCGTGGTACTGGCGCTGCTGCTTGCCGCGGCACTCTGGGAGCGTCTGCAAGCCCCGGTCGAGCGGATCATCCACAAGCGGGCGGGGCGCTAGGTCATGATCGGTCACATCCAGCCAGGTCCGACCTTGATGCCCGGCGAGCCTCGGTATGAGCAGCTGGCGGACGCGCTGGCGACCGGCGACCTGAAGAAACTAGAAGCGATCGTGCATCCGTTCGCGCGAATGCTGCCGATGGTCGCGGACAACCAGCGCGGAAGTTTGCGGGCTTCGCTGGCCGAACGCCAGCTTCACGCCGTGATCTTCGCGAACGGGATGTTGCTGGACGGGCGCAATCGCACTCGCGAGTTGACGCAGCTGCGCAAGCCGATCTCGACCGGCATATTCATCGGAGACAACCTGCAGGCGTTGGCCCTGGTGAAGGCCGAAAACATCGAGCGGCGGCATTTGTCCCCGACGCAGCTTTCCGATTATGCCGCGCGCATCGCGATGCTTCCGGTCGGCGCCAACCAGCACACCACAAAGCCTGCGCAAATTTGCGCACCCTCGTTACAGCTCGGCGGCGAGCCGGCAATCGAACCTACCGCACCGCAGCCGATGATATCGCAGGCTGATGCAGCGGAGATGTTCAATGTCAGCCGGCGCAGCGTTCAAAGCGCGACCGTCGTTATCAACCAGGGGACGCCGGACCTGCAGCAGGCGGTGCAGGAAGACAAGGTAGCGATCTCGGTTGCGGAGAAGATCGCGCGCCTACCGAAAGAACAGCAGCCGGAGGCGCTGGAAAAAGCGTTACCCAACGGCAATCGCGCCATCATGTCCTCACGGCAAGAGCCTGATGACAGCCTCGATTTTTTCCCGACGCCGCCATGGGCCACGCGGGCGCTGGTTGAGCGGGTGTTGCATAGCCGCCAAGCCGGGCTGGATATCGATTTCTCCGGATACACGGCATGGGAGCCGGCTTGCGGCGAAGGCCACATGGCGGAAGTGCTGCGCGAATATTCGAGCGACGTTCTGGCAACCGACATCTTCGACTACGGTTACGGCGATACGACGCTTGATTTCACCAGCGATCTTGAAGCTAGCGCGCATATCGACCGCGACTTCGTCATCTCCAATCTGCCGTTCGGCGACAAGGGCGAGGTTTGCGCGATGCAGGCCTTACGCCGTGCACGCGTCGGCGTGGCAATGTTCTTTCGGCTGCAGTGGCTTGAATCTGTCGGCCGATACGAGCGCATCTTCAAGGACAATCCGCCGACGCTGATCGCGTTCTTTGCCGAGCGGGTCAACCTCTGCAAGGGCCGTTGGGATCCTGAGGGCGGCACTGCCACTGCCTACATCTGGCTGGTCTGGATCAAGGGCGAAGCGCCGCGGGCGCCGTTCTGGATTCCACCTGGTTGCCGGGAGGCACTGACGCGGCCGGATGATGCGTTGCGGTTTACGCAGCGACCGGTTGCGAAGCGGGTTGCCGAAACTGCGGAGGCTGCGGAATGAGCAACGCAGATCATCTCCGCGACGCAAGTCCGTGGCATCCGATGTCGGATGCTGTCGACCTTAAGCATCTCGGCAAGCTGAGCGAAGAGCTCAACGAATGCGGAAGCGCGGTCGCGCGTTGCATCATTCAGGGCCTCGATGGAGTCGAGCCCGAAACCCACAAGCCAAACCGCGCCTGGTTGCAAGATGAAGTCGCCGACGTGCAGGCGAACCTTGACCTTGTAATCGAGCGCTTTGGTCTGGATGAAGAGGCGATGGCGATAAGGGTTGAGATAAAGAAGCGTTACCTCAAGCAATGGCACGATCTCGCATGAAACAGTCCCGCTTCATGTCCATGCTGGAGGCCGCACTTTCAACCGCGGCCGGTTTCGGCATCTCGCTCGCCGCGCAGTGGTTCTTCCTGCCGCTGATCGGCATCACCATCTCGTTGTCGCAGAACTTCACCTTCGCCGTGATCATGACGTTCGTGTCGCTGGCGCGGCAGTTCATCCTGCGCCGTGTGTTCGAGGCGCTGCATATCCGCCGGCCGATGTCGGCTTTCGTGCAGGCGGTTATCGCCGAAGTCTTCCGCCAGCGCGAGGTGGAGGGCTACTCGACCGAGCACGATGACGAACTTCGTCCCGGCGAGCTTGCGGCTGCTGGCGCGACGTACCTGTCTCATGCGGGGACGTTAGACCCCATACCGCCAATCGAATGGCCGTTGCAAGACGAGCTATGGAAACCAAACGGCCTGCGCCGCGACCTCGTGCGCGGCGTGGCGCTAGGCATTGCCGAAGGCAACAAGTTCGACCGCTCCCGCAAGTCAAAGCGGAGGTCGTTCTGATGAACGCCAATCCTCTCGCCCGCCCGCGCGCAGCACTGCTCCGCGACGATCTCGAATTCGGCGCCCGCTGGCTGGCGGACATCCTCGAAGGCCATGGCGCGCTGCCGAAGAACTTCGCCATCGCGCTCGGCGACGGCGAACTCCACGTCTATGCGGGCTGCGACGAAGCGCAGTGGAGCCTGCCGAAGCCTGCAAAGGTCGCGGGCTATCCGGTTGAATGGCATTTCGGAAATGTCGGGATGATGCTGGAGGCTGCGGAGTGAGCCCGGTTCACGTCGACATGGTGGAAATAGAGGCGGCGCTGGCGGAGGCGCGTTCTGCCATGGAGCCTATCGGTTTGAGAAACGATAGCTCAGGCGCCCAGGCCCGCATGACAATCGCCGTGCATCACGCCTTCAGTCGTCACTTGGCCGATGAGGTCAACAGGAACACGAGCTGGGATTTAACCTCCGACGGCCTGGCGGCTGTTTGTGCGAACATGATCTGCGACTTCGTCGGCTCCGGTCTACCGGAAGATGCTCCGACTGAACGGCAGTTGGTGTTGGTTGAGCGGCAAATGCTCAAGGTCGCGCGCTGTCTTTCCCAGCGGTTCAATGGAGAGGCTAGGAACATCAGCAATCATATTGTGCGCACCCAGCAAGGCGGACGCGCATGATCGAATTGATCGTCGACAGCTTCGCGGGCGGCGGAGGTGCCTCGACCGGCATCGAGATGGCGCTTGGCCGCTCGCCGGACATCGCGATCAACCATGACGCGACAGCACTTGCGATGCACGAGGTAAACCATCCGCAGACGCTGCACCTGACCTCGGATATCTGGGACGTCGACCCGGTCGAAGCGTGCGGCGGTCGTCCCGTCGGGTTGCTCTGGGCATCGCCGGACTGCAAGCATTTCAGCAAAGCCAAGGGCGGCAAGCCGGTAGAAAAGAAAATCCGCGGGCTCGCCTGGGTGGTCGTTCATTGGGCCAACGTGGTTGCGCCGCGCGTCATCATCATGGAGAACGTCGAAGAGTTCGCGACATGGGGACCGCTCGGCGCTGATAACAGGCCGTGTCCGCTGCAAAAGGGTCTCACGTTCAAGCGCTGGCTGAAGGAATTGGAAACGCTCGGCTACGTCGTGGAGTGGCGCGAGCTGCGCGCCTGCGACTATGGCGCGCCGACGATCCGAAAGCGGCTTTTTCTCATTGCGAAGAGAGACGGCGAACCGATCATCTGGCCGATGCCGACGCATGGCGACCCGAAAACGGAAGCCGTCAAATCCGGCAGGCTCAAGCCCTGGCGCACGGCAGCGGAGATCATCGACTGGTCGCTGCCGTGCCCATCGATCTTCGATAGCGCCGCAGAGATCAAGGCGAAGTACGGCCTCCGCGCCGTGCGGCCGCTGGCCAATGCGTCGACCGCGCGGCTAGCAAAAGGCATCCGCCGATATGTTGTCGACGCGGCAAAACCGTTTATCGTCAACCTCACGCATCACGGCGCCGGGCAGACGCAAGACGTCAACGATCCGCTGAGAACGGTCACCGGGGCGCATCGTGGCGAGAAAGCGCTGGTGACGCCATACTTCGCGCCGCGCTATCAGGAGAAGCCCGGGCAGGATCCCCGAACGCGCAGCTGCGAAGAGCCGGCCGCCACCATTACGTCGCACGGCAACGCGCCCGGAATGCTGGTTACGCCGTTCATAGCCGGCGTCGGCGGACGGATGGGGCAGACCGAACCGCGCGGGGTAGATCGGCCTGCCCAAACCCTGACTTCAAAAGCTGACAGCGTCGTGGTCGCGCCCTTCATCGCCGCCGCCCAGCAGGGCGGCAGTGTGCGGCCGTCCGATGCGCCGCTTCATACGATCACGGCTTCGCCGAAAGATCAGAACCAAGTGGTTGCTGCTCACCTGATGACCATGCGCAACGCGCAGAAGCCGTTCAACGAAGCGGACAAGCCGACACATACGGTTACAGCGGGCGGCGCGGGGCTGTCCCTAGTCGCGGCCTCAATCGTCAAGAGCAACTTCGGCGACAAGCCTCACTCCGGCGCGGATGAACCACTCAAGACGATTACCACAGGCGGGCATCACGCCGTGGTCGCCGCATTCCTTGCGCAGAACAACATCGACGGCCGCACGGGCGAGGGCAACGCGGGGCATCCGATCGAGGTGCCGCTATCCACCATCCTGCAGTCCGGATCGCATCAGAGTGTCGTCGCTGCCAATCTATTGCGGCAATTCGGGACCGGCGTCGGATCGTCAATGGATGAGCCTGCACGCACTGTGATGGCGGACGGGCAGGGCAAGACGCAACTCTCCGTCGCTCTTCTGCAGAAGTACTATGGCGCGGATCAGGACCCGCAGCTTGACGAGCCTCTGCACACGGTTACCTCGAAACACAGGTTCGGGTTGCACCAGGTGCTGCTCGATCTGCCGCCGTTCACGCCGGAGCACGAAGTCAAGGCGCGCAAGGTCGCTGATCTCCTCCGCTTGCATGGCCTCTGGGATGATCGCGAGTTCGTCACGGTCGAGATTTGCGGCATCACCGTCGTCATCGTCGACGTCGGGATGCGAATGCTCGTGCCGCCCGAACTGTACGGCGCCAACGGATTCCCGAAAACCTACAAGATCGATCGCAGGCCGGACGGGACGCCGATCTCCAAAACGCAGCAGGTTAATAAGTGCGGCAACAGCGTTTGCCCTCCGGTGGCGGAAGCGCTGATAGGCGCGAACTATGCGCCGCGCGATGTAGAGCCCGCGCCTCAGTTCATGGAGGCGGCGGAATGAAGCCGGACCGCAAGGGCGAACTCTGGACCGACGCTGAGAACACGAAACTGCTCGCAGCCGGCGACAAGGGCGAGCAATGGGGCGAGATCGGCTTGCGTCTCAACCGCACCGGCACGGCCTGCAAGGTGCAGTACAATACGTTGAAGCGCCGCGAGCGGGGCGAAGCCAAGCACGTCTCGGTCCAGCGCATCCGCCGCCTGGAGGCAACCGCGCTCGCCAAGGAAATCCGCGAGACGCGCCCGCAACATCGTAGCATTACGGCGGAGTTTTTCGGCGACCCGTTGCCCGGGCGCAGCGCGCTGGATCAGCGCCGTGTTGAGGTGTCCCGGGTCACGCTGGCGATGGAGCCGATGCGATGACAGGGACGCGCAAGGTCCACGATCCGTTTCTCGGCAAGGACGTCGAAGTCAGCAACCGCCTCGTTGATCGGTTGCGCGGTAACTACGCCATGGGACCTCACTTACCGAATGGCGCGCCGGAATTCGGCTGGCGTCAATTCCAAGCGCCGCCCATCCAGCACGAAGCTGCGGCGGAAATCGAGAGGCTTCGCGACGCACTGCAAGCTATGGTCGATACGTTCAAGCCCTTCACGATGAAGCCTATCGGAGCGCCCGGCAGCGCGGCGCGGATCGAACAGCAAGGTCGTATATCCGTACACGCATCGGCCTGCTTTGTACTTAAGCGCGGAGCGCGCGCATGAACGCTACCGCCCGCGCCACATCCGCAACCCCCATCCTCCGCAACGCCGCCGGCGAGCCTCCGCTCGGCATCGGCGGTCTCGCCTTCCGCGACGACCAGGGCGAGATGTTCGAACACGACAACCCGCGTTTCCGCTCGCCCTTGGCAAAGATCGGCGTTCTGGAACTGGAAAACGGCAAGTGGCTGGCCCATCCGCCGGGGTTCCGGGTGGACGTGCCCATGTTCTTCGTGGACCGCGAAGAGGCCTTGCAGTCGGCTGTCGAAGAGGTCGTCTGCCGCGCGCAAACCTACATGGGCAACGAGGAAGGCGAGGGGACGCAGTGGAGCGCCGACTACGGCAACCAGGTCATCCATTGGGCGCGGTCGCTGCTGGCTGATATCGGTAAACCGAGATCGGAGGAAATCAACCCTCCGCCCAATCCGAACAGTGTCTTAGGCGTCAAAACGACCGTAGAGGAAATCACCGATCCGGTCGTCGCCGAACTCTACACCGCCTATCTCGCACGGAAATTCTATCCGGCCGGACATTGCTTCTGGCGAACCAACCCGATCGTCAACGGCCAGATGGTGAATATGGCCACCTGCGAGTGCGGCAACTGCGTCATTTCTTTCAAGTGGGGCAGCAACGATCGCGTGACCGCCGCCGAAGAAGCTCACTGGCAATCGTTCGATCATCTGCCGGAGAAGGTGGACGGGCGCGGACAACCTATCGGCGCTGAAAAGCCCAAAAAGTCACGACCTAAATCCCGACCCGGCGCCGGAGGGCTAACCTCAGCGCCGCATCTCGCGGAGGGCGCTTCATCCCCGCCTCTGCGTGAGAGAGAGCCCGCGCCTGACGCGCCCCCAGACGGCGCGGGCTCAACCCTTTCAGCGCTGCGCGCGATCGCGGCCGGCGAACAGGTCACGTTCTCGATCGTGCGCGGGCTTGTCGTTGACGGCCTGGTACATGCGACGACGACGCGGATCAGCCTGACCGAAGCAGGCGAAGCGTTGCTCAAAAGTTCTGACGGAGGCGGGGAAAGCGGCCCCGGGGACGGCGCTATCGCCCTCGCCCCGTCAGAAACCGATGCGAAGTGTCAAGCATGCCAGCCTGCGCAAATTTGCGCAGGCTCTACAGGATCGCTGGGCGACGGCGATACGGTCGGCGGGACGGATCATGCCGTTGCCGATGCTGTGAATGGCGCCGCAACGTCGGGTACGGACGTGACGGCCGGAGAGACGGATAGCGCCACCTGCGAACGAGCAGCCGCCGAAAGTGGTGGGACAGCTGGAGAGACAGCACCCCTTTCCGATGACGACGACCTCGCCATCGAATGGCCGTCCTATGACGCCTTCCTCGAGGACAAGATCGTTACCGCACCCTTGCGCGGCATCGAGGTCAGACGCGACGACCTGCATCCATGGCTGAAACCTCACTGCAAGGACCTGACGCTCTGGGCCCTGCGGCTGGGATGCGCTGCCATCTTCGCCAATTTCGGCCTGCACAAGACGGCGATGCAGCTGGAATGGTGCCGGCAACTGCATCGCCATGTCGGCGGCGCCACGCTGAACGTCGTTCCGCTCGGCGTCCGTCACGGCTTCATCAAGGAAGCGCTGCAGCTCGGCATGGACGTGCGCTTCATCCGCACCAATGCGGAGTTCCACGCGCTCACGGCGGAGGGTGTGGTCCACTTCCTCACGAACTATGAATCAATCCGCGAGGGCAAGCTCGATCCGAACCTGTTCATGGCGACGTCTCTGGATGAGGCGAGCGTGCTGCGCAGCTACGGCTCAAAAACGTTTCAGGAATTCCTGCCGCTGTTCTCCAAGGTCGTGTTCAAGCTGGTCGCAACCGCGACCCCTTCGCCGAACCGCTACAAGGAACTGATCCACTATGCCGGCTTCCTTGGCGTGATGGATACCGGTCTCGCATTGACACGCTGGTTCCAGCGCAACCCGGAAAAGGCCGGCGATCTGACTTTGTATCCACATAAAGCTGATGAATTCTGGATGTGGATTCACTCGTACTGTGCGTTCCTGCAGCGCCCGTCCGAACTCGGCTACAGTGATGAAGGCTATGAACTGCCGCCGCTAAAGCTCACCTGGCACGAGGTGCCGGCAGATCATTCCAAGGCCGTGCCGGAGCGCGACGGGCAGGGCGTCATGTTCCGCAATGTCGCCAACAGCCTGCAGGACGCGGCCAAGTCGCGCCGCGACAGCCTGTCGTCGCGGATCGCAAAGATGGTGGAGATCATCGCGCAGGATCCCGACAGCCATCGCGTGATCTGGCACGACCTCGAGGCCGAGCGCGAAGCGATCGAACAGGCGCTGCCCGGCGTCGTCACCATCATGGGCAGCATGGACATTGACGATCGCGAAGAACGCCTGCGCGCCTTCGAGGAAGGCGAGACCAGACACTTCGCCACCAAGCCTATCCTGTCCGGGTCCGGATCGAATTTCCAATACCACTGCCACAAGGCGATCTATGTCGCGCTGCCGGGCTACGGCTACAAGTTCAACGATTTCCTGCAGTCGCTGTACCGGCTGCAGCGCTTCGGCCAGGCGCACCTGGTCGAAGTCGACATCATCTATTCGGAGGACGAGCGCGCCGGCCGTGCGGCGCTGGAGGAAAAGTGGCAGCGCGATACCGAGATGCGCACGCGGATGTCGGAGATCATCAAGGCGCACGGCCTCAACACGCTGCCCTTGCGCGATGCGTTGCTGCGCACGATCGGGGTGCAGCGGGTCGAGATCAGGGGCGCGAACTTTATCGCCATCAACAATGACGCGGTCGCCGAATGCAGGACCTGGCCGGATAATTCGGTCGACGAGATCATCACCTCCGTCCCGTTCGGCAACCAGTACGAATATTCCGCGCGCTATGAGGATTTCGGCCACAGCGATGATTCAGGCCACTTCTGGAGTCAGATGGACTTCTTGACCGTGCACCTGTTGCGGATGCTCAAGCCCGGCCGGCTCGCCTGCATCCACGTCAAGGATCGGGTACTGTTCGGATCGGTTACGGGTGCCGGCGTGCCGACGGTTTCTCCATTCCACGCCGAAGCGATCATGCACTATCGGGCCCATGGCTTCGACTACTGCGGCATGATCACCGTCGTCACCGACGTCGTGCGCGAAAACAACCAGACCTACCGGCTCGGCTGGAGCGAAATGTGCAAGGACGGCACCAAGATGGGCGTCGGCATGCCGGAATACATCCTGCTCTTGCGCAAGCCGCAGAGCGACCGGTCGCGCAGCTACGCCGATGTGCCCGTTACAAAGGAAAAATGGGACGGCGAAAACGACGGATGCTCCCGCGCGCGCTGGCAGATCGATGCCCATTCGTTCTGGTCATCGAGCGGCGATCGGCACTTGAGACCTGAAGAATTTGCGCAGTGCTCGTCTGCCGATCTTGCCAAGCTTTTCTCGAAAACCAGCGCCCAGCGAATCTATAATTACGAGGCGCACGTCAAGATCGGCGAAGCGGTCGAGCGCACGGGTTCACTGCCGGCGACCTTCATGGCGATCGCGCCTGGCTCGCACCATCCCGACGTTTGGTCCGACATCAACCGGATGCGGACATTGAACATGATGCAGCAACGCAAAGGCGCTGAGATGCATCTTTGTCCGATTCAGTTTGATATCGTCGATCGCCTGATTGAGCGATACTCGAATGAAGGGGACCTAATCTTCGATCCGTTCGGCGGCCTGATGACCGTGCCTTATCGCGCGCTGCTGAAAAAGCGCCGGGGCGCCGCAACCGAACTCTCCGCGTCCTATTTCCTTGACGGCGTGCACTACCTGCGCATGGCCGAAGAGAAGATGGAAACGCCGCAGCTGTTCGATCTGGCGACATTCGATGCCGTCAATACCCCCCCCCCCACGGACATGATGGAGATTGAGGCGTGATGACATTGGCCATGATATCCGGCGCGGCGTTGTTTTTGACGCTCATCGTTTTCGCCGATCTCGCGCGGGTCGAAACGTGGCGGTTGGATATCTCTCCGCGCCCGTTGCTGCCGTGGGTTAGACGCCATTGGTCAATCCATTTCAAGGTGTATCGCAATATTGACTACGGTCGGCCAACCATCCTCGCGCTCGGAATATCTGCGCGATATTTCAGGCACATTCAGTTTGAGGTTGGTGCCCGGACATTTCGGGTTGGTGCCCGATGACCAATACACTCAAAGCCCTCTCCCTATGGCAGCCATGGGGATCGCTCTGGCTTTCGCCGAACAAGCGGCATGAGACGCGCGAGGTCAGCTATGGTTGATCTTGTAGGTACGTGCCCGAAAGATTTTTGGGAAGAATGGATCGCGGAAGGCGATGCCGCGGGTCAGCCTGAGACCGGCGAAGAGTGGGGCTGGTACACCAAGCACAAGTTCCGTTCGCTGATCCTGCCCGGCGACCGGTTCTACGTTGTCGCGCACGGAAGGTTGCGCGGCTGGGCGCCGACGCTCGGCCTGCAGGGCGGCGCGATCGTGCGCAAGGGCGGCGCCGTAGCCTGCACAATTGACCAACCAATTCCCGGATTCCGTGGGCTTCGCAAGCGATGGTGGGGCCGCGAGATTGAGCGGCCGTTTCCTGATTGGAAAACCCGATGATCACAAAAAGCATTGGCGAACAATTCCTAGATTGGGCCATCGGGATTTTTGGTCCCGTCGCCGCCGATCGGCACGAGCGAGCGATGCGCTTTGTCGAAGAGGCAATCGAGGTGGCACATGCCGAAGGCGTGTTAGAAATCGCGCTCGGCAACATGATCGAGCGCGTCTATACGCGAAAGCCCGGCGATATCGCCCGTGAGATAGGGCAGGCGTCGGCGACCCTCGAAATGCTTGCCGCCAGCATCGGCGTTTCCGCCAGTGATGAAGCGGCACGGGAATTCGCGCGCGTGCAGCGCTTGCCAAAAGAACATTGGCAGAAGAGGCATGCCGCCAAGGTCGTGTTGGGGATAGCAAAATGACCCAGCCCGATTATACGCCGATGTTCTACTGGGTCCGTGAACGCGAGGAAATCCGCCGCCGCAAGGATATGGGCTTGGATCAAGCGTCATGGACGGTCGATCCGATCTTGCGGGAGTGGCGCTTCTGCAATGTTCGGCGAGAGGATGACCTGGTTACGATCTGGGTGCGGAAGAACATCCGCGAGCGCTTCGCCTGCCAGCCTAATCTGTGGTTTATGCTGTGCATCGCGCGGCAGATCAATTGGCCGGAGAGTTTGGCTGACCTGATTAACGCCGATGCGTGGCCGCACGCCGTTGAATTCGCTCCGGCCCAGATGACGGAGGTTCTTCACCAACGAAAAGCCGCGGGCAAGAAAATTGAGACCGGCGCCTACATGATTTCGGCGCCGGCAAAGAAGGGCGCGGATAAACAGGCTTACGTTTGCGAAGAGGTTATAGGCGGCCTCTGGAAGCGTCGCGAGGTGTTCGAAAAACACTTCGCGGGGAAACCGACGCTCCAGCGAACGCACGAACTGATTACCCGCACCAGCGGCTGGGGCCAGTTCATGGCTTATCAGGCCGTAGTGGACATCCGGTTCACGCCGTTGCTGAGACACGCGCTTGATACCTATGAATGGGCCGCCGCTGGCCCGGGAACGTTACGCGGTCTAAATCGTATCCACGGGCGCGCGGTCGATGCGCCGCTGTCGCAAGGCCAAGCCCTGACAGAGATGCGCGCGATCTACAAAATCGTGCAGCAAGAGACCAACGTCATGCTGGATTTCAGCGACGTGCCGAACATTCTTTGCGAGACCGACAAGTACCTGCGGGAGAAAAATGGCGATGGCCATCCGCGCACGCGCTACGTGGCGGGGAGGGGCTATTGACCTCTGCGCCCCGCACCATCGATCAAGCCGCAGTCGACGCGCGCAAGCCCTCCGCTGGGCCGTTGGTTGAGCCTGCTGAAGCCATCGCGATCGCGCTGTCCGTCACAGAGTGGAAACCCGGCGGCTTGATCGATCCTGACGGTGTCATCGTGGCGACCGTCTTGAAGGCGATCCGCGACGCCGGCTGGAAGATCGAGCCGCGTTGATTCTGTTGTTTCGTTGCGTCTGTTGCGTTCCCCAAAATTCGAAAATCTGAAGGAGAGGCGCGATGCTTGCGCACGCCCATTCGTCTGCCGCCATCCGCGAAGAGCCTCCGGCGCGCATCGCCAAGGACCAGCTCAAGTCCATCATCGAGCGGATCGAGCGCCTCGAGGAAGAGCGCAAAACCATCTCGGACGATATCCGCGACGTCTACGCGGAGGCCAAGGGCAACGGCTTCGACGTCAAGGCGCTGCGCACCATCGTGCGCCTGCGCAAGCAGGACGCAGGCGAGCGGGCAGAACAGGAGACCATCCTGGAGACGTATATGCAGGCGTTGGGGATGCTGTGATGGACGTTTCCGCCGAAGTGCAGCGATACAACATGGAGAAAAACCAAATGACCACAGGCGAGCACATCAAGGCAGCGATGGACCGCGCGCAGCGCCACCAGTTCGAGGCGACGCGCAAGCTTCGCATCAGGATCATGAATCAATGGTCCGGCACCGTAGCGAACCGGACCGGCGTTATCGCCACGGAGGATTGGATCAGTACCGGCATTCTGATCAGGGCCCATATCGCGTCGCGGACGCCCGATGAACTCGAAAAGCAGGGCGCTCCCGGCGACATGGGCGTCTGTGAGCGGCTGGTGAAGTGGGATGAGTTGGACGCCCGCGCACACGAACTCGTCGGGCTCGTCGATGATGCGGTTGCCGGCGTCTATGGCGTGCTTGGGATGAAACCGCCTGCGCTGCTGAGCGACACTCTGATGCCGCGCGGCCATGACGCCTGAAGTGAACGCGCTCGTGCCCACAGACGCGACTGATGACGGCGACGAATTCTGGAATTCGCCGCTGATCAAGGCTGCGCTCGATCTGGCGTGGCGCGCGGAAGAGCCGAGCGTTTCACTGCCGACGGTCCTGACGCGGCCGCCGCTGGAGGGCGCGGTCGGGGTTCTTGATTATTCCGAGCCGGACGACCCGAAGTCGCCATCCTGGCCCCGCTGGAAGATTACGGGCTCAGCGCACGCCATCATCATGGCGCGGAAGCTGTTCGGCAATGATTCAACGGCATCGGACAGCGTCAAGTCGATTTCGTTCCCCGCAACGCTCGGCTCGTTCGACGAACTCTTGCTCTTGCTGCATCGCTTCCCGCTGAAGATGACGGAAGCAGCGTCCGCGATGTTCGACCGCATGTACCGGCAACTGGTCGCCGAGAGGCATATCGCCGCGTCCGTGCCGGCAGAAGCCGCGGCCGGCCGCTATTTCCGGGGGCGGCTGTTGCCGTTCCAGACCGAGGGCGTCGCCTTCCTTTGCGCCGTGCGCAAGGGGCTTCTGGCGGACGACATGGGGCTCGGCAAGACCGTGCAGGCCTTCGGCTTCCTCGACCGCATCGCATCCTGGCCGGCCGCGATTGTCGTGCAGCCGCATGTGCAGCGGCACTGGGAAAAGAAGATCGTCGAATTCATGCACGTCAACACTTTGCCGGAAAGCCACCTCGCGGAAGGCCTGCGCGTTGTCTCTCTCAACGGCGGAAAGCGGTTCGACAGTACACCTGCGGCGGATGTCTACATCGTGCATTACCTGGTGCTGCACGCGTGGTCCGATTTCCTGATTGAGCGCGGCGTCAAGACCGTCATCTTCGACGAATGTCAGGAGCTGCGGCATCCTAACACGCGCAAACATGACGCCTGCACGGCCGTGGCCAAGGCTGCGGACAACGTCGCGGGGCTGTCCGGCACGCCGATCTACAATCACGGCATCGAGATGCACAGCGTGGTCAACACGCTCTGCCGGGGCGCGCTCGGCACGCGGGCGGCGTTCGAGCGGGATTGGTGCGCCTACGTGGACAACAAGATCATCGTGCAGGATCCCGAAGTGCTCGGCGAGTACCTGCGCGACCGCCGCCTGATGCTGCGCAGGCGCAAGGACGAGGTGCAGCTGGAGCTACCGGCCAAGCGCCGCGTCATTGAGCCGATCGCGGGCGATCAAGGCATCTTCGCCGACATGGTCAAGGAAGCCGCGGAGCTCGCACGGCGCGCCGAGGAGATCAATGATCCCTTCGACCGCGCGCGAATGGAATCCGAGGCGATCCGGCAAACTCGCCGCGCCACGGCGCTGGCAAAGCTGCCGGCGGCGATCGCCTTCCTGCGCGGGTTGATGGAGGCAGACGAACCGACACTCGTTTTCCTGCACCATCACGCCGTGACCGACGGCATCCTCGAGGCGCTTGAAGAGTTCAAGCCGGTCTGCATCACCGGCCGGCAAGACAAGACGCAAAAGGACGATGCCCTCAACGCGTTCGCGCGCGGCGACACAAACCTTTGCCTGATCTCGCTGCGCACGGCGACAGGCATTGACGGGTTGCAGGCCCGGGCCCGCGTCGTGGTGTTTGTCGAACTGGACTGGTCACCGGCCGTACATCGCCAGGCGGAAGATCGCGCCCATCGCATGGGGCAGCGGGATTCCGTTCTGGCCTATTACCTCGTGACCGATCTCGGCACCGACCCGTTCGTGATGATGACGCTCAACCTCAAGGCCAGCCAGTTCACCGGCCTGATGCAGGACAAGGGCGAGACTGACGACGATCGCCGCGACGCCAAGGATCACGCCAAGCAGCACATGGAAGGCGTGCTTTCGATGCTTCGAGGTCGCAAATGACCGCAGGCTTTTCCACAGTCCCATCCTCTCACGCGCGCGTCCCTTCGTCGCCTCGCAAGGGTGATTTGAGGCGTGGTTGTCCCCGTTCTCCGAGTTGTCCACAGGTGCAGGCATGATGCGCTGGCAACTCTCAAATCGAGCTGACCCAGCTGCGCGCGTCTTAGCCGACCGGCATTACAACCGGCAGTCGGTTGGTTCAAAGCAATTTGTGCCGCCGGGCCGCTGCCTCGTTCTGCTTTCCGATTGCGCGAAAGCATTTTGGGTAACGTCGTGGCCCTTTGCCGAGTATGTCAAGCACGATTGGGCGGGAGCGTGGATGTGCTCCGCATTTCGAAGCGAAGATGCCGGCGGCTCAATCGAACTGGTCAAGCAGGCGCTCGCCGCGACGCGGGCGCATTTCGGTGAGCCGCCAGAACTCGGCTTGGTTACCTTTATCGACGCCGGCAAAGTTGATCCCATCCTAACGCGCGGCGTTCCCTCTTTCGGCTGGATTTGGATCAAGGCCGGGTTTCACTACGTCGGCAAAACGAAGGCCGGACTTCTCGTATTTCAAATGTATCCGAAAGATATGCCGCCGCCGTGCGCGGCGTTGCCCTTCAAGAAGGTGGCTCTTGGCGATCGATAAGAAAAAGCGGCCGCGCCGCATTGCTGCAGATGAAGCCCACGCCTGGGCTCGCAATCTGCGGCTGAACAATTCGCAGGCCAAGCTCGTGCTGTCTATGGCGACGCTCTATGTCGATGGCGACGGCTATTGCTTCGTCAGCGTGCCTTCGCTTGCCGATGACACCGAGTTGTCCGCGCAGACGGTTCGGCGCCGCCTCGCCTGGCTTGAAGAGATCGGCGCCATCGCCCGGTTACCGCAGTGGATCGATGAAAAGGGAACGCGAAATGGCGACGGCCGCGGCAAGCGCTCCAGCGACCTGATCCGGCTGCTGCTCGATGCCGATACCGACGATATCGAGGCACGCGCGGCGGGGCTGCATGACGGTGAAACCGCAGCGATTGCCCCTATCCACGGGGAAGGGGCAAATGAGGCCGAGAATTCGCTTAGCCCTACCGCAGCCCTACCGCAGCCCTACCACTCTGGACAGGGCCTAACCTCTGAACCTGAACCTGAATCTCCCCCCCAGCCCCCCTCCGGGGGGAGTGTGGACCTGGAAGGCTGGAAAGAATTTCAAGAAGATTGGCAGGAACCGATCCTGCGTCAGTCGATCGCGCAGCACGAGTGGCAAGCGCTGAACGCAGATCAGCGAACGCAGGCCCGGCAAGCAGCTCGCGGCTACGTCGCCTGGCGCAAAGCGCAGCGCAGACCGCCAAACGTGCTCGGCGCGCACCTGTTTTTGCGGGAACGCGAAGCCTGGCCAGGCTTCGCGGCCTACGCGCCCGATGCGAAACCTGCCGGCATCACCGGCTTTGAGCTCGATAGCGTTGAGGGCAGGGCGATCCTTGCGATCTACGCGGTTGCAAAAACGCGACCGTTCGAAGGCCGGAACGGGCTGGTCTACGCCGGCGAAATCACGCCGCAAGTCTTGAAATTTGCCGATGCCGGACCGCCGTCAAGCTGGCCGTTCATCGAGGATCGCCAGCAAATCGCGGCATGGGCGAACTTCCTCAGCGAGCACGTGCGCGGCAACCGGCCTCAGTTCGTGGTCACGCGCGGCATCGGCGACGCTCAGCGCCGCGGTATCGAAGCGCCTTGGGATTGGCCGCCGCGCATCGATGGCAAGCTGTCGCCGACCGGCTCTTTGGACGCGCTGATGAGCGAACAGGATTTGCAGGAAGATTTCAAGTGAACAGGAGAGGGTGAGGGAACATGCTGATGGCAGTGGAAAAAGGGAATTTGGAGCAGGCTTTCAAGGGCCAAATCCTAGATGACGGGCAAAACTACGTTCCGGCCGATGGCATGGTGATGATCATCGTGCGACCGGGCTACGAACAGACGGCGCGCGACAGCCTAAGGCGCCGCGGCATCGGGGCTTGGTGGCCGAATTATCCGAAGGAAGAGTCAGCCAAGGACGGCGCTTCGGGGAAGCGCTACACGCGGATGGTGAGGTCCGGCGTCATGCCCGGCATCATCTTGTCGCCGAGCCGGTTGAATTCGCTCTTTTGGGCCTCAATCGACCTTGCGCCCGGCGCAGTTAATGTGGTGCGCAAGCTGAATGGCGATGAGCTCGTTATCGATGATGTCGACGTCGTGTTGATGCATAAGATCGAGGCTGGACTGAACCGACCCTTGCCGGAGAAGGTTGTTCACAGCTTCAAGGTGGACGATGCCGTGGTGATTGTGGGCGATATCATGAAGCACTTCACCGCAAAGATCGAGAAAATCGAAAAGTCGGGCCGCGTCCATCTAGAAATAAAACTGTTTGGATGCTTGCGGCGCATGGTCGTGTCACCGGATCAGATTGCGCCAATTTGAGAATCAGTCCACCTTGCACTCCTCCGATGCGCTGGAAGGGCCAGCGAAGTCACCCTCACAAGCGAGGCTTGGCGGACCGAACAGGAAAACCATCCTGTTCCCGCAGCCTGCACTGTACCCAAAGCCCCGGCATAGTCCGGGGCTTTTGCATGTCATAGGGTACAGGACCTGCAAAGGTCGTGACGCGTCGTTCACCACAGAACGTCCATTACGCTCGGAGATTGAGCCATGAAGTAAGCATCCATTCCACACAATCTGGAACCAACGCCCGGCAGGCTTCGATCTGTCGGGCGTTTTTGTTTGCATAGGGTATGCGGTAGCGCCTTGTTGAACTTCGGGCCGCTTGTTGAGGTTGCCCTTCGCAAGCGGCCCGCCTTAAGACAAATGGAGGGGGTGGGGGGTCTCCGGGTCCTTCCTGAAACCTTTCCCGTGGCGAGTAATTCGAACCCCGACAGTTTTGTAGTTTCCATGATTTTTCGCAGGGTTGACGGGGTTGACAGGAGTTGACGTTGAGCGGTCAACCGGTTGACGGCGGGACAGCGGTCGAGAATTCAGACCTTTGGGTTTCGATCTCAGAACTGGCGCGGATCAAGCGGAAGTCGAAACAGAGCGTTTCGAAGCGGGTTAAGAAGCTGGTTGACGGCAAGGTGTTGACGGTCCGCCGTGAAGGGTCGGAAATTCTGGTCAACATCGTCGCGTATGATCGTGCGATCGGCGAGCATACCGATCCGGCGCAGGCGCTACGCAATCCGGGGCTGGACCTTGGCGTCGCCGCGACTGATGAAGCGCCACCGGCGGCGACACAGCCGGCAACTGACGACCGCCCGCCGAAGTCGAAAGGCTATCTGAAGCACAAGGAAACCAGCGCCGCCTACCAGGCGGAGAATGATCGCCTCGACCTTGAGGATCGGCTGGAACGGACCTGTGACAGCGGCGACGTCGAGACCCGGACCTTCAACGTGTTTCGCCGGCTGCGGGATCGCCTGCTTTCTCTGCCATCGATCTGCGCGCCGCGAGTTGCCAATGCAAGTGACGAGCGCGCCGCGCGCGCGATCCTCGATGAGGAAGTCAGGAAGCTTCTCGATGCGCTCGCCAACGATTTGGACAAGCCGGAGGATGACGACGCCGGCGACGAGTTAGAGGAACCGGCCCTTGATGCTGCAGGAGTTCAGTGATGCGCGCATCAAGTCCAACGGACGCATCGTCGAAAGGACAGCGTCTAAGGCGCTTCGCCCGGATCCACGTAAGCGGGTTTCGGAATGGGCCGCCGAAGAGCGTGTGGTATCGGCCGAAGCTTCTGTACTGCCCGGGCAATGGAGCAACGACGTAGCGCCCGAACTCGTTGAGATCATGGACCGGCTCTCGCCGGATGATCCTTGCGAGAACGTCATCCTTGTCAAGGCCGCGCAGTCAGGCGGCTCCGAAGTCGCCTGCAACTGGATCGGTTACATCGCGCACAAGACGCCTGGCCCGGGCATGTATGTCGGTCCGACCGTGAGTGCCGCGAAAGACTGGAGGGTTGAGAAGCTCGATCCGACGATCGCGGTAACCGACGTTCTCAACCCGCAGAAGGGCGGAGTTGTCAGCGCCCAAAAGTCCCGGTCGGGAGAAGGGTCGGTTGCGAACCGGCTGCGCTTCAAGGGTGGCTACATTCTGTTCGCGGGTGCTAATTCCGCGGCCACGCTGCGGCAGCACTCGATCCGCTTCATGATCCGTGACGATCGGTCAGCGTGGACCGACGACGCGGAAGGCGAGGGTGATCCGAAGAGCCTGTCCGACAAGCGGCTCAAAACCTATCGCCGCTTCGGGCTCGCCAAGGTGCTCGATATCTCGACCCCGGTGATGAAGGGTAAGGATATTGATCGCGAGTATATGGGAAGCGATCAACGCCGCTTCTACATGGCCTGCAAGAACGACGCGTGCGGAATGATCTCGGACGTTCGCTTCGAAGACATCCAACGCAACAAGACGCCGCCTTTTCATTGCCGCTGGTTCTGTCCGTCGTGCAAGACCGAACATATTGACGCCGACAAGCCGGAAATCAAATCGCTTGCGCGTGGAGCATGCTGGATTCCGACCGTTCCCGATGCGGATGGCGTTGTGCCGCCGCTGACGATGCACCGGAGCGAAGCCGATAAGTGGCGGGCACCGCACGAAGCCCGCCTCGATCATAGTTACGCGCAGATAGGAGAGATCGTTTCTTTCGAAACCTGGGACGAACTGGCGCGACAAGAAGCTGACGCCGGCGACGATCCGGAACTGCAGAAGCCTTTTCAGAACGCTGGCCTTGGGCGCTCGTGGGAGGCCAAGGGCGAGGGGCCGCCGTGGGAAGTGCTATCATCCCGCCGTGAATCCGAATGGCACCGCGGAACCGCGCCGTCTGGCGCAATGTACTTCACGCTTGCAGTCGACGTGCAAGGTGACGGGCTTTATTGGGAGCGGGTCGGTTGGGGACCGAACAAGGAAAACTGGCTTGTCGGTTACGGGTATCTGTCCGGCGCGACCGACGTCGCATTCGAAGGTGCCTGGCCGAAGCTCGATATCATCGTGGATCAAGGCTTCCGTCTTGCGAGCGGCGCGAAGCTCGCCGATGACCTGATCGGGGTCGACAGCGGCTACAATATCGATCCGGTCAGTCTCTGGGTGAAGCGTAGGCACAATGCGCTTGCGTTAAAAGGCGAAGACGGCTGGTCAAAGCCCGCGATCTTCGGCGCCAAGGCGGCGGAGGTAAAACACTCCGGGCCGCAAGCCGGCCGCTCGAAACGATACGGCGTCAAGATTTGGTTGGTCGGTACTTACGGTCTCAAGGCCGCGCTGATGATCTATCTGGCGCGGGTGCCGAAAGAAAACAAAGCGGGCTTTCCGACCGGATACTGTCATTGGCCAGCCGATACGACTGACGAATATTTCCGGCACATGTCGTCGGAATACGTCAAAAAAGATGACGACGGCGAACGAATCTGGGTCCGCAAGGGTCCGAACCACTGGCTCGATTGCCGCGTCTACAACACGGCGCTGACACATCACGTCGGGTTGTGGGCGTGGACAGAAGCCCGATGGGCACAGCGCGCGGCCGAACTAGCACAACTGTCGGCGCCGATCGCGCCGGACCTGTTTGATCCGAGACCTTCGACCGGAGCGGCCGTCACTCCGGTCGAACAAGAGGATGAGGGTATTCCCGAATTGATGGAGGGCACGGCGCCAGCGACCAAGGCGCAGACGCTCGCCATCATC